ATTAGGAAAGTCTGGAACTCCTAACGCAGTAGTCAAATCATCTAGAGGCATTTGAGCAACAATGTGCAACTCTAAGTTAGTCTGAGCATTTAAGTCGGGGGTTAGATACACATACAGTACGCCATTTAATTTTCTAGGATCATAGAAAATAGTGTTGGCTGTACCTGTAGAAAACTTAGAACCTAAAACGTTGTACTCTTGTTTAGATAGCACCATTACTGGTATGTCAATATACGGGGTAACCTGCTTATTGCGATAGAACCCTTGAATAACTTTTAAAGGTTTGTCAGTAATAGGTACAGTAGGACTCAAAGAATCGTACATCAAAGTAGAACTAGCACCACCTAGGGTATAACTAGTTTGATTATTAGTTAGAGGAATAATGATCTCTGAGATCTTCCACAGTTTTAATCCATCTGTACTAAATTGCTTGATAAGCAAGTTTAAAGACATAGATGCATTGTTAATAGTAGCAGCATCAGGTGAACTACCAATCTCAAGAACACCTAGCTTACGAAGAGCTATGGTAATAATTTCATCCCGAGTGACTGTATAAGTAGAACTCATAGTTTTATCCAATTAAAAAGTCGTTTAAACCAGGAGACTGTTTATTTGTTATAGCACATCCTGCTACAGCAGTTGGAGGAATAGCTATAGACCCTTCAAGAGTACACACAGGAAGGTTGCCATAGTTTACATCTGCTTTAGCACAGTCTGCTTGCCCATAGTCTGCTATACCTTGGGTGGTAATGGGAGTACAAACAACAGCAAAAACATCTGCTTGTTCTGGTCTAGTAAAGGGAGGAACTTGTTTATCAGCTACACCATGCACAAAGTCTTGTGGTTGTCTTGGTTCCCAGTCTCCAGAACAGACCATAAGTCCGTCCCAACGAAGTTGTAGATCATTGTTTTTAAACTCACGACCACAAACATCGCAAACAACTTTCCAAGCTCCATTATCCCATCTAGATCTATACGACATAGTTAGCCTATAAATTCTACAACAGCATTAAAAGGAACGCCCGCAGTAAAAGTAATTGTAGTAGTGGTAGTTTCTGTGTAGCTAGAAGTTAAAATTTGTCGCACACCATTGATATACACATCAAGGGTTTTAGTTCCCACACTATAAGTAAAAGGAACTGTAAACACAGTTTGTCCTGACGTAGCAGTTACAGTGCCACGTTGACGACCTTGGTAAACGTAGTTGTTTACGTCATTAAGCCACGCAGCAACTATAGGAGTACTGTTGTCAATAAAATAAGTGCTTGCCATGTTCTGTTCCTGGTAACAAGTAGATTGTTATTTTGCATGAAGAATGAGTGTCCAGATTACTCCAGACATTCCAACTAACAACGCACCACAAGCTTTGATAATAATGCCTTCTAACCGTTTAAGTCTAGCGTTGATTTGTTCATATCTAAACGCACAGACTTCTTCGTGGCTAGATAGTCTTGATTGGATTGAAGGTTGAGCCACAATAGTTATCTGGTTTAGTTTTAGTTTAACAATCAATTTCGCCAAGTGGGGCAAATGCAATTTGTGAATTAGAGGCCATAATTTTCCTTTAAAAATGTTATTTTCAGTTAACACCGAACTACAACTTAACAATCAGTTGCATCAGCAAAATTTTGCAAAGTCTTCAGGTATATATATGCTTGATTTATTGGGTTCAAACCATTCATATCATATGCAGACTCATAAGAGTAATCTGCAAATGCAGGAACTCCAGAGTTATCCATATACGATCTAACCTGATATGCAATAGTTGTATTATTTTTTATATGCAAGCCTTCTACACGATGATATGCATTTTGAGCATTAAATCCGTGAGGTGTTTGAACTGTTTTTTTCAGAGCCATGATTTTCCTTTAAATTTAAGCCGCAACATTCGCCATTGCTTTCCAAGTTCCAGGTGTTCCTGCGGTTGTGCAAGTCCATCCAGGTGTTCCACCAGCAGAAGGCGTTGAATTAAAAACAATATCGCCACGTTGCCAAGTGCCTGTTGTTGGTGCAGCCGTCCCGCTAAATTGCGTTTTTGGCGTTACCGTTGCCAATGCTTTGGGCGCAGAAAATCCAACGGGACAAACCATTGGTGCGGCAATAAATGTCGAGCCTGTACTGCTTCCTGCTTTACGCGCCCCAAACTGTATTGTTCCGCTAATAGGCCAGGTAAAACTTGCTGATCGAAATCTCCATGCCCCCGTGCCCGAAGGATTTACGTTAAAAGATTGTAAATTGCAAAACGGAATAGGAAATGAATTTGAATTATCGGTATAAAGCCATAATCCGTACCACATCAACTGATTATACAATTCAGGATAACTAGCCGCATCTATTGAAAACCCAAATATGTCGCTTGACCCAGCAACAGTTGATTTAATGTTCCAAATTGGCAATCCTTTAAATGCTGGTGTATCACTACGTTCAAAAGAAGCCGCAGAACCAGAACTTAACAAACCCCAAGTATTGAAATCTTGAACAGCGTAATTGTTATTTGAAAGAGCATACAAGGGATGTGTACCGCCTTGAAGTCCAATAACATCAATTAATGATGCTTCATTTTCTTTGTTGGCGGTAGGTGCAATTTCATCAACCAATTCTGTAAAACTTGAGCAATTTTCAATGCTGTACTTTGACCCTTTATAAGCGCTATCGTACATCTCTGCCAACAAAACGCCATTTGCGCCTGTGGTGTAAATGTTTTTGATAGATACATCATTGCCGCCTGCATTCCATACAAATGAATCATGCGGAGCATCAAAAAACAAACTGCATCCTTCAATGATAATTCCATTGCAAGGAAACGCATTTGACATCAATGTAGAATCACCAGCACTTGCCAAAATAATGTCTGATTTAACAGTTACAGATGGTGTTGTGTATGTGTAACCAACAGTGCCATTTTTTTCAAAATAAGCACTTATTCTTGACCCGTTAATGCCTAAAAAGTGAATGCCGCCTTGTTTGTTACCTTCAATGGTACATCCATCAATAAAGATGCCATATCCGCTTTCAGCCTTGATGCCAAATTTATCGTTCCCAAAAATTCGGCAGCCTAAAATTTCAATCGCATTGTTTCCACCGCCAGCATACGCAACGTTTAACTCCATGCCATGACCAGCATTTAAACTAAATTCACAATCAATAAAATTGTTGCAGTACCCATACCCTGTACTAATTGCAGCTAAATTACATCCTTGGATAAAAATGCTCTCAAATGTGAAGTGCTCAACCCGTGAACCATAAATGCCGTAATTTATGGTATTTGAACCATAAATATTCATGTGGTCAATCATGCCCCTAGCAGTTTGAGCAGTTGCATCACCAATTAAAAATATTGCGTTAAATGAACCAGAAGCAGTCAGAATGGTTTGTAAATTACCTGCGCCAAATAATCTTGGCCCAGCACCAGTCGGAATTTGTATGGGCGCAGTTATTTTATAATTTCCCGCTGGGAAATATATGGCTGTAGCCCCGCTATCAATAGCTGCCTGAATTGCGGTATTACTGCTAACGGTATTAGTAGGGTCAGCACCAAAGTCCAGTACATTGACTGGAGCACCCGCAATCATTGAATAAGAGGCTTTGGTTAACGGCATAATTAATTCCCTTTAATAGCCAATTTTAATTGTTCAATTTCTTGTGTTTGTTCTTTGATTGCGGCAACCAATAAAGGAATTATTTCGCTATAAGACAAGCCAAGCACATCTGGATTAGTTGTATCAACCGCTTCTGGAAGCACCGCTTGAACATCTTGTGCAATTAAAAAACTTCTTCTAGTTCCTTCTGCATCAGTTTTGTATTTACCAATAACAGCACGAAGTTGGTTTACCTTGTTTGTGGCATTTGTAATTGGCTCAATAATGTCTTTTTTACGTTCATCAGAAGCAGCAATCCACGCAATGCCGCCAGAAGCTAAATAAACACCGCCAGATGAGTTAATTATATAGAAACGTGTAGTAGTATGTTCTTGAAACAGATTGGTTTTATTTACCCCGCCCTGTTTAAAGTTTATCGTTGAATATGCGCCAGACCCAGTGGCATCTATGTTGACTTGATTATCACTTGCCGTCTCAAATGTTTGTGACCCATTAAATGTTTGCGCAGCATCAGTGCGTGCAATTGTTGCACTGGTACTCGGAAATGTCATTGTGGTGGAATCAGTACCTGCCAGCGTTATTGCATTACTTGACTTAAATAGTTTTCCGTTAAAACTAACACCTTTACCAGATGCGGCAATATTTAGATCGCCATTATCAATTCGAATATCACCACCAACAACATCTAATTTTGCTGTTGGGCCAACTGTGCCGATACCTACACGGCTATTTGTTGCGTCTGTATAAAACAGATTCGCATCTGTATCGCCTTCAATCCGCACGTTAAATACTGCACCGATCTCGTTAATCACAAGATTGGTCGTGCCAATAATCATCTTTTCAGTAGATGCCCCAGCAGTTTGTGTCTCAAAGTGAATTTGCCCTTGTTCAGAACCTGAAGTTGGACTTAAAATTGAACCATGAATACAGGCATATTTCTGTTTATTTCCTGCTGAGTCCTCACCATTAAATTGAATTTCAGCTAATGTATCGGCTGCTGTTGGACTTGCTGAGTCTCTATATAAATCAAGTAATGGGCCTTCTGTTGCACCAGCATCAGTAGATGTTAAGGTCATGCCCAAAGCATCAAAAGTACGCCCCGCAGTCAAGTTAGCAACTGAAACTTGTTTAGTTGTACTGCTTTGAACAATAGGCAATACTTCAGTGCCCGCAAGCGGAACGGTGGATGCGGGTAACGCTGAGATTTTACTATCTGCCATGATTTATTCCTTTGTACATTGTGTAGATTGCTAACCGCATTGAATGGTTGAAGTCTTTATCTTAGACGTAACTTGGATACCACTTAGTTGTCGTAACGTCGTAAGTCATTGTTAATGCCCTACTGACCACTGCTGTACCCGCCAGAGCAATATTTCCCGCTGTTGTCCATGTAAATATTCCCGTTGGAATTAAAGTAATCGTACCGCCACCAGTAGAAATTGGTGCTGCTGCTGTTATGGTCACTACCGCCGTTGTTCCAGAAATAAAAACAATTGGTGTTGTTGGGGCAATTGTTGTTGCGCTTGCAATGGTCGGTGCGGCAGCACTAACGGCACTAAAACTACTCAATGCAAGGCTTGTACCTGTAGCTGCACCAAGGACAGGGGTTACCAAAGTTGGCGTAGTTGCAAATACAGCAGAACCTGTACCTGTTTCATCAGTTAACGCAGTTCGTAGGTTGGCACTGCTTGGAGTTGTCAAAAATGTTGCTATGCCTGTACCTAAATTAGATACGCCAGTTGCAATAGGCAAACCAGTGCAGTTTGTCAATGTTCCAGAAGTTGGCGTACCTAATATAGGAGCAACTAACGTTTTATTAGTTAAAGTTTGTGCTGTATTTTGTGTAGCTAATCCACCAGCTTGACTAAGATTTGTTATTACCTGTGCAGTAGTGTTTGGTGGACTACCACTTGTATTTGCAATAGCTGTATAAATAGCAGCATTAACGTCATTAAGCCAAGTAGACTCAATAATAGTCCCACTAGTAAAAACAGTTGTAGTCATAGGTATCCTTGGTTACAACAAAATGTTGCTACTAGATTCTTGTAGTAGCAAATCATTTGTTTCTAGTAACAAAAGTGAGGCTGTAAATGGATCAGAGGTTACACCATACAAGTCTGTAGCTACACCATACTGTGTAATAGTAGTTGGTCTAGGTTCTTCAAAACCCCCATAGGTGCTGTCTGCTACAACTGACATAATTACACGCCCATAATAATTTCAACAGTAGCCGAGGTTCCAGAACGAGCAGTTACATTAGCTCGAACATATCTCCAAGGACACACTGTTGTAAAGCCATCCGTAGCAGTTGTAGTACCAGACAAGCTAATAGTACCAATAGTTATCCAATTGGCTTTAACACCATTGAATGTGTCTGTTTCATTAGATACTTGAATATCAATAGCAGCAGTTACAGCACCTGTGCCAGTAACTATAGCCTGAAAAGAACTGTAAGGACTCTCTTTATAAATAGAAGAAGAAGCAGCAACAGCAGTTGTTGAGGTTACTCCGCTAAAAGCAAAGTAGCGAGGTTGCTCACCACTCTTAAGAAACATGTCAGCCATAGTAGACTCCCGTTTTGCTAGTGTTTAACACGATAAAAAATTAACTACTAAGAAGACAGCATCCTTACTTCTCTTAGTTACAAAAGAAATATGAATGCTGCCACTAGTGTTTTTGTGTACCAATTTAATTGGCATACTCACTAGTTATTAGTCAGTGCCAATAGCAGGAAGTACAAACCCAGAAAAACCTACATCTCCAATATAGAGGTTATTAAACAATCCATATTGAACAGCAGCAGCGGTAATCATCAAAGCACCAGCAACATCTAGACCACGAACTACATTGTTTTGAATAATACCTGAGCCAGTAGTAGCAGAAGTAGTAACCAAGAAAGCACCAGTAGCACTATCAGTATTAACGCTGTATATCTTGTTACCTGTAATTAAAGCAGCAGTCATTACTAGTGCTGCATGACTCAAGAATTGAGATACGTTGTTTTGAGCAACAGTTTGAATTACAACGTTATCAGTCAATGTTAAACCAGTCATTGTGTTGAGCACAACAATAGGAGCAACAGCTTTGGTTGTAGCATCAGATTTAATGAAGCAATTAGATACTTGCAAGAAGTCAGAATTGGTAGACACAGTAGTTTTAACTGCTGACAAGAAGCCAAGGATGGCACTTGTATCAGTAAACGAACAGTTGTCAATGGTGAAATACGCAGCAGCAGCAACTGTAAAAGCAGAAGTGATACCTAAGAAATTACCAATAAAGCGACAATTAGAAATTGATACGTTATCAGCAGAAACAGCGATAGTGGTTGTGGCTGCTGTACCAAGAGTAAACGTGGGACGTTTAGTACCAGCACCTAGACCAACAATTGCTACACCAGCAACATCAAAAGCTAGAGCAGTGGCGCTAGAAATAGTTTCAGCGTGACCTGGTTTAATAAAGATGATGTCTCCACGATTAGCAGTACAGCTAGTAATAGCATACTCTAGAGTGCTAAATGGAGCATTAAAAGTACCTGGGTTACCATCAGAACCACCGATTTGTCCAGGCAAAGTTGGGGTAGCGTTAGATACCCAATATACTTGACCAGGGTGAGACTGAGTGATTGGAACACCACGGATAGTTACGTTGTTAAAACCACCTGGGAAATTAGATGCGGGAGATTGGGGCAGAGCCATTTTGAAATCCTATGTTGACATAAGTGTTACACAAACAACACTACCTACTAGGTAGCGTCATCATTAGGGACAGCACAAGTGTTGTGCTAACTACATTCTACGTTACATTTTCTTTTTGTACATAGTTTTTTTAGCAGTCATAGTCTTTTTAGCACCCATCATTTTGGCATCCATCATTTTTTTGACTGGGGCCATCTTGGATGCAGACATTTTGGGTTCAGGTTTCTGACCCATTTCTTTACGCTTTTCGTATGCCATGATAAATTTCCTTTTGATAAAAAGAACTCCCTCTTTTTAGGGAGGGAGTGTGTTACTAATAACAATTACGGACCGTTACTACCCCAGACAGCACGGGAATCAGACCAGCCAAAGCTGTAACGCTCATAGCCTTTAGCTTTGACGTTCATGGTGTCAAAGTCATTGTCTTGATCAAACGTGATGGCATGGCGCTCATAGTACTTCATACCGCTACCACCAGGGATAGTATTACGAATAAACCAAGCATGTGGGCTTGAGAAGTAGTGATTTACTTTGAAACCTCCAGGCAAATAGTTACTACTAGCAATAACGTTAATGTCATTGTTAGCATTACCTGTTTGGTACTTAGAGTGAAGAATGCGATGAGCATTAAACACTTCTTGACGAGCAATGTGCAAGCAGTAAGGTTGAATAGCGATCATCAAACCACGATCATTTTGTAGACCCATGATTGCAATCACTGCATCTTCCAAAGCAGCTTCAGACAAATCTACATCAACTGTAGGCTTGTTAGCCCAAGTTCCACCAGTGGTGTTGGGGTGGTCTGTAGCACAAAGTGCTTTGCCATCACCACCAGCATAAGTAGAATTAAAAGCACGGTTGTAAACGTTAGCAGCTACGTTTTCTTTCGTTTGACGGAAAGACATAGCAAGTGCTGCTGCACGTTTTTTGGACACTACTTCATACAAATTGTCGTCCATCTCTTCTTTAGTAACAATATAACCCATTGCATATGCAACGTGCGTATAACGAGTTACGTAGCCTTGCACTTCAGAGTCATACTGAACACCAGAGCCTTGTGACTTAACTGGTACAAGACCAAATCCAGTCAGTTGGACATCTTCTTCGTAGTTTTGAGTAGAAGTGTCTTTGTCAAACAAATCTACATACTCTTCAGGGTGCTCGTCATAAGTCTGTCCCCACCAAGCCTTAATACCAGGCCATAGTGCTTTCGGGTGGGAACTGGTTGTGATAATGCCAGCCATAATTTATTCTCCTAATTAAATGCCAGCAGTGCCAGTACTGGCAGCGTAAGCGTGATTGTTAATCTTAACCAACAGCTTTGCGTAAGCAGTGGCAGGGGTGTTGTCAACTCGTTGGGCAAAACCCATAAGTTTCAAATTAGCTGTGTCACTAGCAGTAAGAGTGGCAGCAGTTACAGTACCTGAGTCGCTGTAATCAGTAGCACCAGCAGCAATAACAAAGTTAGTATTTTGACCAATATTAGCAGTTGATGTAGGAACTGTTTGACCATCTTGGATTTCAAAAATCAAGTTTGGATCATCAGCAACTAAGGCATACTGAACAACAGTAGCACTGGCTTGAATGCTGCGGATAGTCAAATCAATGTTGGTGGCAACCAAGCTAACTCCAGGAGGAGCAACAAGGAAACCAACTACAAC